ACCACCTGTAATTGCTGCTTTGGATGAACTTTGTGCAGTGTAATTTTCTATTAATTCTAATTTGTATTTAAAATTTGATAATCTTTTTTCTGCAGAACTAAAATTTACATAATTTTCATAATTAGAATAGTCTGCATTTAACTCAATTGGTTGTTGACTACCAGTTAAATACTTATCTAATATTTGATTTTTTAAACTTTTTTTTGTTGTTACTAAATCATTAAAACTTTTTAATTCAGTCGCACGATTTGTTATTGGTGAATCAACATTAACTGATTCTGGAGTTTTTAAAACTAATACACCCTCATCTTCTTGTGCATATGGAACTAATTCAACGGTTTCTGTAAGTTGTGGTAATATTTCACGAACAACAAATAATTGACTTCTTTCCTCTATGTCATCAGGTAAAGGTTCATATAATTTAAATACTGCAGAATATGGTGATTCATTAAAAACTTCTCTATCGGTTTTAACATTAGTAATTAATATTTTATTATCATCACCAAAATTTAAAAATGTATTTAAATCTAAAATATCATTTATTTTATATCCAATTGTTACGCTGTTAAATACACTATCTGGTTTTTTCTTTTCACCATTAGTAAAATTTACTCTTTCTGAAAATTGATTCCAACTTTGTGTTAGACTAATTTTATTACCATCAATAACATTTTCAATTGATGAAACAAAAGGTGCTAGGGTTTCAATAAAATTATCATCTTCAGGATTCACAACAGATGCTAATCCTGTTATAGAAATATCACCGACTTCTTGTTCATCTTCACCACCAACATATGCCTCAACATAAAATTTATAAATACCGATTGAAGAACCCCAACTTGATAATTTTGTAGTAAGTGATTTACTACTAGCATTGTTAACAATCTCTGTAGAGTTTCCTTCTGGGTCTGTTACGTTCCAACTAAAAAGTTTAATTAAGTTAGCATCATTTCCACCAGGTATGGCATTGTATGCATCATTAGTTAACTCTATTTTAAATTGTTTATCTAATTTTATAGAATTATTAGAGTCATCTACTCCTGATATTATTTTTATTGTTCCGGCCATAATTATTCCGATTTAATACAACACGGTATAAGTATTGATTTTTTTATACCATCTGATTCTCTTTCTATTGTTAATTTAACACCATACCTACAATCTTCTGAATTTAAATTAATTGTAATTTCTTTTAAATCTGTACCTGATATTTTTAAATCATTTGCATTATTTATAGTAACATCTGATGTAGTAAGTTTGTCGTAACTACCACCATCTTTATCATATCCTGATATTTCCCAAGTGTATTTGAAAGTTGTCTGTTGTGGTTTAGCAGATATACTTTTTAAAGTTACTGATACTGGTTGACCGGTAATATAACCGTAAGTCGGAAGATTATATGTGTCCACATCCACATATTTTATACTTAGTAATCCTTGTGGGTCATCATCGTAATATGCAATATTACCGGTATCTGTAGGTGAATCACTTTCTAATAAATCTTTAAAATAATTATATGCAAATTCAAAATTCCTATCACCTTTTTCATATCGACCACTACTATCATCTGATATTATAAAACGTGGGAAAACATCAGCTGATTCTATTTCTTCTGCACGAGCTTCACTTGGGTCTGGTGGTGTTAAGTCTATTATTGATTCTATAAAAGCACCATTTAATGATACAGTTCCACCAATAGCTTGATTTGGAATATTGACATTTTCATTAAATGTTAATGATAAAGAATCACCAGCTAAACTAGTACCTTGTGCATCAACTCCAAATTTTACACCACTTGAAATATTTATTCTTTTTTTACTTGTTTGAACTTTTAAAAAATCACTAAGATATTTACTATCTGATATATTTTGTGGAACTACCCTAATTTCAGTTCTTGATGGTGATATTTCTTGAATAAAATATTTATTCTCTTTAACAAATAAATTTACTGCAGTATCAGAGTGTTCTGTTCCTGACATTAGTCTTCCACCATCCATTCTGTGAAAATCTGTATATATTATGCCATCTGAATCCACTAATAGTGTTTCATCTGAACCAGCTAGTTTTCTTAAAAAATTATATTTGACTACATATCTTCCTCTGTCATATCCCATTTTTCGTAGAATAGTTCCGGTGTTTAATTTTATTGTACCATCTACAAAATAATAGTCATCAACATCAGCTATTGAACTTTCTAAAAAATTATTATTAGTATCATATATTAAAACCTCAACATAATCATTTGGATTGGTAGAAAAATCACCACCAACATATCCATAACTAGGATTATTTAGTGATATTGTTTTACCACTATCTAATACCTCTATGTCCTCTTGTTTTAATCTTAGTTCCATTATTCTATTGGCTCCCCGTCTGGTATTGAATTTAAATTATCTTCACTTAAACTTTTAAGTTGAGAAAAACTTTTACCCAAACCATAAAACTCTCCTATGTTTCTAAATTCTCTTTTTTGATTATCTTCTACCAACCACCTGTCTTGACTTTTTGGGTCTTCGTTTGTTACAACATCACCATTTAATATACCATTTGGTAACTTATCAGAAACAATATCCTGACTTAATTCTGTAATACTTCTATCAATAAGTTTATTTGCTAAGTTACTTTTGTTTATTGGTTTATCAACAGGTAAAATGGGATTATAAACTGGATACGAAAAATTATTTATAGATTTTGAGTTATCTATTTCTTGTTGAGATACATAATTTTTATAGATACCATCTGCATCAACTATTATTGTTTCACTACCAAGTGTGGTAAATATATCTTCATATGAATATAAGATATTATTTTCATCTCTAAAATTAATTTCAGCAGAGGCAGACATTCTATTTAAATATTCGTATCTTAAACCATCTCTAAAATCAGTATAGAAATCTAAATTTTCTATTTCATTTTTTGTGTAAGGCATTATAACGAAACCTTAAATGTAAATCCCTCATCAATAAAAGTGTTGGTTTCATCTGCAGTTCCACTACCACTTACAATTTTATATTGAAGTGTATAGTATCTTTCTGGTTGATAACCATTCATCCAGACATTAAAATAATTTCCTGTTGAATCACAACTTACTTTAGAACCACTTCCAAATGGTACAACTACATCATCTGTTTCTGCATCAACTATGGAATAAAAAGCTCCATCACCTGATGTGCTTCCACTTGGTAAATACTTTACTGTTAAATTACTTGGTGTTGTTGAAAAAGTTTTTTCTGGAAACCTTGTTCTACCAACAACTCTAAATTTAGCTTTAGAAGTTTCTTTGTATTCAGGTCTTAACCCCTTCATATAAACAACTAAATCTTCTAATTCAGTTGAAGCTAATGGTGATAAAGAACCAGTTATCCATTTTGAATCATCCCAAACTGCTTCTAATGTTGGTGGGTATTTTGTGTGAGTATCACTTGAGAAAAATGATAAATTACCAAAACGATCTGTGCTACCTTCATCTAAAGACGAAGATGTATTACCAACACTACCACTTCTTTTTACTATAAATCCATTGTTGGGTACTGTTCCTTTAATAAACTTATCTACAATATCAGTAACATTCATTCTAACATCTTTAGTCCTTTTATTAAAAGACATAGATGCTTCAAACCCAGGGCCTTCAAACCAATTACCACCTGAAGCTGATATTGGTGGTCTCCAAAGAGTGCTTACAGTAGCACCATCTCTAAAATTCCAACTTGAACCCTCGGTTGTTGTAGGATTATCATAAGAACGACCATCACCTTCAACCCAAGAACCACTAATTGGATATGCATATATACTTTGAGATGTAGCTAATGCGGTTGGATTAGCATCAAAAAGATTTAAGAAAAATGAACTTGAAGCTGGATTTGGGCCTACTGCAGGAATCAAACCACTTGAAATTGAACCTGATATATAGTTTAAATCAAATGCAATTAAAATTCTTGAAACAGATATATTCTCACCAGAAGCTGGAACATTCTTTTGAATTTCTAAAACTTCATCCAATCCAGCGTTTAAACTTGAACTAGCTTCATATAATGTTGTATCTTTGTCTGCAAATGTAAAATAATGCATTTATTATTCTCCTGGCCCTAAGTTATCACCAACAACTTCACCTTTAATATCTGAATTAATATATTTAATTTCAAAAATACTTGGGTCTAATGCTGTGTATATTACACCATTAATTGTTGCGGATTTAATATCAAAAACATTTCCTGAATAACCATCTGATGGTTTATATTTGTTTGTAACAACAATTGGTGACTGTTCACCATTTGATTGATTGGGTGGTGGAACAACTGAAGATACACCACCAACTAAAGATAATTCATATATTATATCAGAAAGAACTATTGGTTGGCCAATTTGCCAGTTTTTTATATCAAAGAAATCTTGAACAGCACTTACACATCTAAGTAGGACATCGTTTTTATTAAATCCAACTTTTGTTAATATTGCAAAATCTACTGCTATATCAATTATATAAGCATCTTTTATATTTACTGCATCGGTAACAAGTCTAAATTGAGAAAGATATGTTTTTAAATTTTCTTTAACAGTAGGTGATAGTTGTGTTAAGTTTCCACCTGAGTCGTAACCAAGTGAGTACATATTCATTGCTAATGGATTTGGTATTCTTGATACTTGTAATGCTTTTAATGTTTTACCAATATCATCCTCATTAACTTTTCTATTTAAATCATCTAATTCAAATGATTTACTTAATTGGTCATCCTGTACTAAGTGAACTTTTGCAATGTTACCAAATTTTGCTGGAAGAGCATATGCTCTAACAATATAATCTTCTTTAGTTACTGACCTCTGTTGTGATTGAAAATAAGCCAATGCATTTTCTCTAACTTCTCTAACACTTTGACCACCAGAACCACCAGTTGCAGGTTTTGGATTTGAAAAACCTACAGAGTTTTTTGATGTTTGAACCACCCCAGCAGTTAATAAAGCATCTTGTATTTCAAATGATATTGAAGATAACTGATTAACATCACCACTATTAACATTATCTTCTATCCCACCACCGTTTGAATATTTAATTGTAAGTGTTGTATTAGATGGTGCTAATCCAAATGTTTTTGTGTTTAAAAAATTACTTGGGTCAAATGCTTTATTTAAAAAACTTGGACTACCTGGTAAATTAGAACCAACTGAATCTGGATTTGGTATAATATCTTCATCAGGATTATTTGATATACCAGCTCCAAATCTTAATATAGTTTCATCATTATCATTTATATGTGTTGTAAATCTACGAGAAGTTTTTTTCAATTTTAAAATATAAGGTGAAGTATCTCTATTGATAACTGACGTAGGATCGTTTGTAGAATTATTTTCTACCTCATCAAAAATTGTATCTCTTGCTAAAGAATCAACTTCATACCATTCACCACCATCACTATCTATACAAGATATAATTTCTATAACATCGTCATTACCTAATTTTATTTCAGAATACTTTTGAGAAGTTCCAAATGAAAAGAACTCTGTTGCAATATCACCACTTTCGGCTTTAACTTGTTTTTTTAATAAGTATTTTGTTGGTGTTCCACTATCACTTTCAAATATTGTAGATACACGTGGACTTGATGGTGTATCAAATTTAAAGTTTACATCTTCTAATGTTCTAAAAGTTGTACCCGTTGATGATGCTTTTATAGTAGCTCCAGCTTTTACTGTAAGTGCGTATCTGTAATCTGGGTTTCCATTTAAAGCTGGAACGGTTTGGAATACATCTAAAACTACATTGGATGGTGAAGTTACTCTTGGTTTATATCCAAATGATTGTGCTATATTATAAACATTTCTTTTTTCTTCTGCATAAGCAAGAAGTGATTCTCTAAATTGTGAATCAACATAGTATGAAAGAACATCACCAACGTAAGATGCCATTTCAATAAACATCATACCTGGTGAAGCTTCATTAAAATCGTTATATGTGTTTGGAAAATATACTTTAGCAAATTCTATTAGATTATCTCTAAAGTCACTAAAGTCTTTGTTAAGATAATTAACTTGTTTAACCATATTCTTTTTTGTACTTGTTCTTGCCATTATAAATTCCTACTAATAGTTTCCTTGTGCACTTGAGACACCAGCGTCTAATGTTATCTGTTGTTGTGTTGTAGCGTTTAATGTAGTAGAATATTCTATTTGTACAAATACTTTACCCTTATCACCCTCTTCAGTTAAAGTAGTAACTTCTTGTATATTAATATAAGGTAACCAAACACTTACAGCTCTAATTACTTCTGCTTTAATATTAACTGGTAATTCTTCATCTTGTTGTTCAAAACAAAGGGCTCTTAATGTACTACCAAATTGGGGTTGATTTACCCTTTCACCTACGTGAGTTAATAATAAATTTCTTAAATTATGTAATGATTGTTGTAATGAATTTTTAGTCATTGCAAAATCATTGAACTTATCTCCCCTAAGTGGGAACGACAAACCAATTGTAGTATTTGGATTCAAATCATTTTCTCTTGCACTTGCCATCATTTATCCTTTTTATTCATAACCTTCATTAAACTACTATAATCTCTTGTTAAAGCGTTTGTTATATGTTCTGGTACTTGTTCTGAAGATACTCCAGCTTTTTTAAATGTATCAACAGCTACCATATCACGTTGAACTTCTTCTGATGTACCATAACCCATAAGTTCAGCCATTTTAGTTGTATCAAATGTTCCACCACCCATAGTTGAATATTCAGACTTATTACCTTGTATACCACCAGCCGTTTCATTTAAAACTTTATTTAAAGCTTCGTTTTTTGAAAATTGTTGTCTTTGTTTTAATTTTTGTTTTTTAAATGGTGAAGTAGTAGTTGCTTTTTCAGATAATATGTCTTCTAACTTAGGTGACTCATTCTCTTTTATAAATATCTTTTTAACTTCTTTTTTAACTTCCCTACGGACAGCTTCTTGTATTATTTTTACAAGTTCTTTTTTGGTCATAATAACTCCTATACTGTTTTAACTTTATCACTTAGATACGATGAATTATTTATAGCATCTGTAAGTTTTGTATTTTGTTTTTGTAATTCTATATTAGTTTGTGTTAACTCAGCCGATCCTTTTACATCACCCGCGTTTGTTTTTACAACAATTTCAACTGTATTTGTTTTAATTGCTTGTTCGTTTGTAGAAATTGTTCCTTCAAACACTACATCAAGTAATTTTTTTAATTCATTACCTTTTACAACTGGCTCTAAATTACCACTAACACCACTACCTAATCTAATATCATTCCCTTTAATAAATATACCGTCAGATTTTATTAGTATTTTTTTACCCTTGATTTCTTCTCCATCAAAAGTTGTTTGTTGAAATGGAACTCCATTTGATATAAGATAGATAGAACTATCATCCGTATCTATATTTTCAGGCTTCATTTCTGAAGTATCTATATCATTAGCTCTTAATTTTATATTTGGTGAATTATTTTTTTTGTTTCTATCAAAATGAATTGATTGACCCATTCTACCTTCAAATAAAGTACACCCCTCTGAAATTTGTATTGGTCTTACAGGTTTTGTTTTAAAAGTTCCATCTGCAGAATATGTTGTTTTTGGATCGTAAGTACCACTTATACCAGGCATAGAATTTTCAGTAACGTTGCCTTTACGATTTAAAATTGCTGTATAGAAATGTTGTCCATTATATTCTGAAGCATTCACGTGTTCACCAACTACTGGAACTGTCAATACAGCCGTTTGGACTGGTCTTAAAATAACTGCAGGTTGACTTGGGTCATTGATAAAAGTTCCTGTGACACTACCTCTGTTTAAAGGGTCATCAGTAATAACACCTGTCACCTCGAATGCTTCAGTTTCGTGAAAATCATATTGTGATGCGTCAATGCATTGTTTTATATAAGAACTGATTTGAGATGGTGTCGGTAATCTACCAAAACTGATGTTTGGTATTTTAAAAAGTCTTTTTACCCTGAACATTTAATATACCTTTTTTACTGTTTCAATCTTATTATGTATTTTATCTGATTCTATTTGTATGTCTTTTATAGTATCTTCCATACCAGAAAGTAATTGATTTTTTTCTTCATCTGATAAACCAAATTCGTCTTCTGAACCTGCTTTACCTTCCGCAGAAATAAGTCGTTGTACGATACCAGCCATCTTAACAAGCTGGTCATCGTTCTTTACGTTGATTTCTAAAT